CCGCGATCAGCGCCCAGTCGCGCCAGATCGCCGGCTGCCGGGCCAGCTCCCACGGCGCCACGCCGAGGTACCGGGCTGCCTTCACCAACGGGTACCACTCCGGGACCGCCCCTACCTGGCCTTCCGTGACGAGATAGCGCCGGAGATCTCGGCGCTCTCCGCGTTTGGGTTCATGTCCTCCGCGATCGCCTTGACTGCTTGCGCCAGGAAGCGGATCGGCAGCGTTCGCAAAACGGCGCCGTCGATCGGCATCGGTTGCCCGTCCTCACCCTCCAGGTCCCAGCGCACCAGGCAGCCCTCGAGCAGCTCGACGAGAGCCGCTCCGCCGCGCTGGTCTTCCTCGTGCTGGTGCAGGCGGTCCTCGGTCTCCGGCGTGAACCCGCCCGGCCGGTACGTGATGTTGACCTGCTCTTTCCCGACCGGCACCTGGATCGTCCGCTCGTCCCGCGTCAGTTCGCTGATCCGAATCCCCATGCGTCCTCCTTGTTGCCAACGTACGGTAACGGTGCTATAATGTGCTCATGACAAGAAAATCTCTTCCCATTGCTGAGCGGTTCTGGCCAAAGGTCGCCATGAGCGGCGACGACGAATGCTGGCTCTGGTTGGCTTCCACGCGCCACGGCTACGGACAAATCGCTCGAGACTGGCCTGCCAAAGGAATGGCACAGGCTCATCGGGTTGCTTATGAGTTGCTCGTCGGTCCTGTTCCCGAGGGAATGGAGCTTGACCATCTTTGCCGAAATCGTCGCTGCGTCAATCCCGCCCACCTGGAACCGGTGACCACCGGCGAGAATCTCCGCCGCGGATATGGGGTCACCGGTATTCATTCCAGAGCCACACACTGCGCCAAAGGACATCCTTTCAGCCCCGAAAACACCTACCTGGATCGACATGGACATCGTCGGTGCCGCGAGTGCCATCGGCTGCGACAGAGCATCTTCCCCACACGACAACGTCGTTTCGGTCCGAAACGGAAGCGCAGCGGCGATCAGTAACTTGCCTCATAAAGCCGACAGCACGTTCGTCAGCAGCACCTTGAGCGCCTGCCCGCTCGCCCAGGCCGCGTCGTACGCCACGTCGAACGTCCATTCGACCGCGTACACCCCGTCTTCGTCGGAGAACTCGCCGACGTCGGTCACCACGCCGCACAGGTCGATCTGCAGGGCGTACTTGTACGTGTCGGCGATCGTCGGCCCTTCCGCCGCCAGCCGGATGTACCGCTTGTCGCCCGCCCGCATCGGCGTCAGCAGGCCCATGCCGGTCGCGTCGGCCTCCACCAGCAGCTTCAATTGGGCCGTGGGCGGCGTCTCGACGTGGGCCGCGAAGCCGGACACCGCGCTGTTGATCGCCCACAACGTCCCGAACCGGTCGGAGATGTCCAGCGACCCCGACAGCACCCGCGTGAGCTTGGTCGTGCCTATGCCTGCCGATGTGTCGTCCAGGTAGACATCCAGGTCGGTCGGCAGGATCGGCTTCACCGCGATCGCCGTCGGCTTCGCGGTCATCGTGATGCCGTCCTCGTACGCCTGGCCGAGCATCGTCCCCGAGACCGCGATCTTCTCCCGGCTGAACGACAGGCCCAGCGAGCTGATCAGCCCGTACGCGAACGATCCCGCCCGGGCGGAAGAGCCCTGCTCGACCGTGAAGGTCGCGATCGTATCTGCCGCCGTCTGCGCCGGCGTGAACGTCCACAGGTACGCGGCGGTCGCGCCCTGCTGCACCGGCGTTGGCTTGTTCAGGATGCCGGCCAGCAGGTAGGCCAGGTGGTTGTAGCACGCCACCTCTCCCGAGATCTTGGCCTCCACCCACTCCTTGCCCAGCGCGGCGATCGTGGTGTACTTCCCGCCGATCGGCCGGAAGGTGCTCACGTCTGCCTTGATCGCCGGTTCGATGCTCAGCGCTTGCAGCAGCTTCCCGGCCGCTACCGCCGTCCCAGCCTCCGTTTCCACCCCGATTTGCGTTACCTGAGTGATGGTCGATCGTTCTGCCATGTGATTCCTCCCGTCATTGCACCTGCAGGCGGTACAGCCCGCCCAGATGGGAATAAACCTTCCCTTCGCTCGTTTCGACGTAACTGATCGGCTGCTCGCGGACGCACGACAGCACGTACCCGTCCACGACCGACCCGCTCGCGCCCTGCAGCAGCGCGTCGATCCGGTCCGCGATTGCCTTGATCGCCCCAAAGCCGGCGGCCGTTCCCTGCCCGATGACCTTCACCTGGTACACGCTGCTGGCCATGATCCGGCCCGGTCCCACCCCGCGCACGTCGTGCGAGCCCTGGTGCGAGAACACCACGACCGGGAACGCCGTCCCGATCGGGGCGACGTAGGCGTAGATCCTGGCCCCGGCGAGCGTGCTCACCCCGCCCGCGCCCGTGTCGCCGGACAGTACGGAGTACAGCCACAGCTCGGCCCGAAACGTCTCGATCATCAGTCCAGCAGCTCCTTCATCGCCGCATTGAACGACGGGCGAACCTCTTCCGCGGCCGGGATCGCCATCGGCTGCGCGGACATCTTGTGCGTCCCGAACTCGTGGTGGACGACGTATTCCACGTCGTTGTAGACCCAGGCGTTGAGGTCGTCCTCGATCTCCGTCTGCCAGCCGTTCTTCATGTTGCCCGTGTCGACGCGGCTACGCGCTTTGGCTCCGGCCTCGACGTCGAACGCCGTTTTGCGCACCGCCTGGCTCGCACGGTCACGCAGTTGTCCCTTCAGCTCCGGCAGCCGGTTGAAAACCAGCTTGACCGCGATCGGACTTTTGGCCATCACGCCACCTCCGAGCACACGACCCGCCGGGCGGTCTCGTAGCTCCCGGCCAGCACCGCCAGGACCTCGAACGTCCGTGCGTCAACCACCACCCGATCGCCGGCCCGCACGTCCGTCTCGGCCGGCACGGTGATCGTCCACGAGCTCGTCACGTTCAGCCGCTCCGCGACCGCCCGATCCTCCGGGGCGCGTCCACTCGGCGCGACCCGGCACGCGACCGTCGCGACTTTCTCCCACGACTCCGACGCCCCGCCGGCATTGTCCGGCGTGCGGCTCACCCGCTGGATCGTCGCCGTGTCCGGCAGCGCGTCCTCCTGGTACTCCCGCATCCACTCGAGCTCGTCAGACGTGATCATGAGGTTTACCTCAGTCGGGCTCCGCCAGGTTCCCGATCCACGGGAAGTCATTCGCGTTCGACTCCTTCGGCCACTTGTGGAACGTGCCCGTCGTCGCCGATCGCCGCGACCTGTGGTAGCGGACCATGCTCATGTACTGCGCGTGGATTTGACTCACGTGCTTGATGGATCCATCCGCGCTGAAGTCGAACCGGGCCGCCACGGACGCGGCCTTCTCCAGCCAGATGTCAGCGGCGGCGGCGTGCAGATCGTACGTCGGGATCCAGGACGGGTTGGCCGTCTGCTCGGGCGGCGTGCCAGAGTCCAGCGTGTAGGGCCGCTCGCCCTGTTCGTCGATGCGCGGGTAGCGCTCGATGTACCCGGCCAGGGTATCGTCCGAGTACGTGGACGTGGTCGGCTCCGCTGCCATCCGCCTGAGTTCCGCGATCTGCTCCGCCGTCGCTGACATCGCTTCCTCCGCTTACTTCAAGACGCCGATCGCCGTCACGGTCACGTCCTCGGTGTTGGTCACGTTGGCGTACAGCCGCACGTACTTCCCGAACAGTGCGTACTGGTCCAGCGCGTCGTCATCCGCCGCGACCGCGCTCGCGAACGCCGGTCCGCTCTCCCACGTGGCCCCGTCGTTCGAGTACTCGATCGTGAACGTGGTCGTGTTGGCTTCGGTCTCGTCGACGATGTGCTGCAGGTCGATCAGCTCGAAGTTAGCGCACTCGATCGCCCCCGAGGCCGTGTCCTCGTTGAGCACCGTGTCGTCCCAGAACGTGACGAGCCGCGGCGTGTCCGACGTGAGATTGACGCTGGCCACCGGCGTGATCTCCGCGGCCTGTACCCCGACGTCGGCGGGCCCACCCAGCAGCGCGACCGCCATCAACAACACGATCGCCACGACGACGGCGCCGAAAAGGTTCCTGTTGTCCCTCATGATCTGCCTCCTGATTGGCTCGTGGTGGGCGGGCCTGTGTGCCCGCCCATGCCTGTATGGTCGCCCGGTTTCGTCCCGTTACGGCGCCGGCGCCAGGATCGAGAACGCGCAGCGGGTCGCCGCGGCCGCATTGATCCGGTTGATCGGGTTGGGCAGCGCCCAGCCCAGCCGCATCACCGCGCGGAGGGCGACCATGTCCTGCTGCGCCAGGTTGTAC